ATTTAGACACACATCTGTACCACAAAATGTAAAATATGTGATTTTGCGTATTAAGTATTATTACAACGGACACATTTATTCCGCTATATCAAATGACATTAATTTTAAACCAGGTGAAAATGAGGACTCAACTATGCATTTTAGTATCCCTTTGAGTAGTGCTTGGATAGTTGATCATGATGATAAACCTATGCGAAACATTACTGAAAAGGTGAAACGATATTCTGGACCTAGATGCGACTTTCATGAACAAAAGGTTCCACTCGAACATTTATTGTATTATGATAAAGATATCTTAAAAAACCGTTTTCCTAAGATTATTCTTTCGAATACCCTAGGAATGAAAAAGGTTCTCAATACTCTTGAAGATTACACAACTAGTCTTCAGATACCTTAGTCGCTAGGTAAAACTTGAGTTCACCCAAATTCGCAACGTTATACTTTAAAATTAAAAATCTATTACCTGTTTCTTGTATAATTTGCACAGACGCACACATACTCGTCGCCTTTGTAAAGATATTCAAGTATTTTAGACTGTAGGTACCTATAATTTCCGGACTTTCATCGAGACAATCAATTGATGTCTCTTGGTTCGCAAAATCACCATCACATCTAAATTTGATTTGATTTCCGAATCTCCTAATTTCTATATCTGTTCCTATGTTAGACATGTCACGACAAAGTCTTTGGAAATCTACAGATGGAAGAGTTGTTATCGTGGTCATGTCAATATCGGGAACTTCGATATGATTCTCATTAATATCTAACAATTTGAGCTGAAATTTTGTATTTGTTTTCTTGGCTTCACTCGAGATTTCAATATCCATGTATTCCTTAGAATTGATTTCAATCTTCAAAACATCGTTATTTGTGATGGTCTTTAACAGTTTAAACGTGTTTGAAATGTTAATACCGGCGATGATTTCTTCTTGTATACATTCATACTCTTCAAAATTGTCCGCCGCTAAAAATATGTCTATGAGAGACGTTCGAGCGGTATCAAGCGTAACGATATACATTCCTTGTGGTCTAAAGTAAATGTTTACATCATTAAGTATGTCTTTCAGTACTTCAAATGTTGACTTAAAGGCGGATGCCTGTATGGTGACTAATTTCATATCTAAATAATTATTTGTATCATATCTTTAAATCTGTGTATCATACGCAATACCCTTGTTCACATCACGACCAATTTTCTCTTCTAGTTCTTTTGTCATCGGGGGTTGCAGACTTCGTCCGTAATCATCAAGGGCGAATATATCACCCGTGGATTTACCTTCGTCTAAGGTTGTCATAGAACATCCGTATCCTCCTATAGGACTATGTACCACCTCCTTCTGTGGAAGGAGAGAGTCGAGCCAGTTCTTTATTTCGTTTCCTACCAGAATCTTACCATTCTGAGTTAACATAGTTGGTACTCTGTTTATCTTGTTTTTGTAACTGGGGGGTATACCCTGTGTATTTACATTGTGATATCTCACAAGTTGCTTCAATTGATGGTGTTGATTGATATACTCGACGACATCCATAGAATGTTTACACCTTGGGCTATATATCAGCAGTGACATCTACTATGTACATCGTAATTTCTCTAAAAAAAATTAACGCGTAATAGTAAATATGAACTACTTCTTGGCGTTCGCTCTCATAGTGGTAGTAATTTTTCTGACTACCAACATGGAATCTTTCACAGACACGTTCGGTCTCTCAGGCTACACAAAACCAGTTCCCCCTGTAAAACTGAATGACCCCAGACCAAACCTTGAGGGTTTTGAACAATTTGAAATAAGTGTCGATAACGACATGATGGAACAATTTGTTATTCAAGCGAATAATGAAATAGATAAGCGCACTGGTATGTGTACCTACATCATCGAGACGACCGGTATCAACGGTTACAGGAAGGATGGTGTCGAGATATACGAAGTCATGTTTATGAGCGTGAAAAAGGATGGTTTCTCGTTTGGCTTCTCTATAGTAGCCTCGTTTGAGGTTCAGAACGGGAAATCCCGTATCGTATCCCTTCGTTCACAGCCCCTGGGTATCCAGGCCCCCGATGATGTATCCGCTTTTACAGAAGGTGCTGCGGGTAAGGAATTTGTCAAATATGAACTCGTTAAAGAGGCTGCTGTTCCTACCAAAGGTGAGTTTGATTCCGCTAAAAATAAGTTAGAGTAATTGTATGTTGAGCATCAATGACGTTACCAAGATTGATGATAAAAGAAAACAAATTAGGAAAGAAATATATATGAAAATTTATGAACAATTTTCTGCAAAAATTAAACAATCTGTAGAACTTGGTCATAAACAAATTTTTCTCACCGTTCCAACATTTATACTTGGATATCCCACATTCGATAGAAGACTTGCAGCTAAATATGTGGCGAGACAATTCGAGCTGGGTGGGTTTAGTGTAAAACTCTTGAGTGATTATGACGTGTACGTTTCATGGATTGTATCTAAAAAGAAAAAGGAAGTAAAAGAAGAAGATGACGTGGAATTACCCAATCTATTAAATCTAAAAAAGATGGCGAATCAGTACAGGAGAAGTGCGTAGGAAACATCATTTAAAAAAACCCCTTAATCATAAATGGACAATCTGAACGTTCTCGTAGAAGCGAAGAAGGAGTATCTCGGACAGATGTGTATCATCATGTGCCCACCTATGATTGAAGTTTTTCAGGAGATGTATGCTGAATCTGTGAAGACCTCTAAGGGTAAACAAGTTCTCATCATGTTTCAAAAGTTGTTAAAAGAGGTTCCTAATTGGTCGAATGCGATGTCTAAACGTCATTCTGATAACATCACAGACAGGTGTTCTTGGTTTGGTGACCTTTTAGCAGCTGTATTTGTTGCCTGTACAAAGATTCTCTCTGCGGTTCGCCTCAAGGCTGACAACAAGAAGATTTCCCTGAAGCTTCCTACCGAGGAAGTATTTATTCAAACGTGTTACAATAATGCCGCCCGGGACTTGTACAAAGATCCTTATATTTTTCACGAAGAACAGAGTGAATACGCTCGTGATGAGAATCTCACGATGCGTTTTTCCCTCACCATCGAAAATACCGTAAAAGAATTGATCCCCGTTCAACAAATCCTCCAAACGTATATGTCCCAAGAGACAAGGGATATTTCTCTGGATGGAGAAGTCGAAGACACCACCGACCCAGACGTTCTTGACGAACATATGGATGAAACCCTGGGTGAACCCGAACCCGAACCTGAGCCTATGATGGAACCAGAACCCCTAGATGAAATGAATGGTATGGGCGACCCCCAACCCACCGGGCTTGAAAATGAGTTCAAAACTGTACATGGTGTGCACGCACCTGAACCAGTCTCAGAACCAATCGCAGCACCACCACCACCCCCTCCCTCCCCATACCCCCAGGAACAATCTACAGACGATGACGTATTATTTGGTGATGCACCAGACCATCGTACAAAAAATCCCCGGTATAATTAAATGGAACTCTCCGATCATTTGCGCGACCCAGTGAGTGCCGCCCTAATTGCAGCGGGAATAACTGCTGCTTATATTCACCTCAAAGCTTATTTGAATAATGAAGGTAAATTAGAACTCAATAAATATACCAAACCCGCTGTCCTCAACGCAATACTGGTATTTTTTATTATATCAGGTGGTTTAGCTCAGAAGGAAGCTATCTCTAGTGAACCTTTCTAAACTTAAAGATTAACCAATAGTATAAGAATATGGCGTCCGTCTCTGCGTTTAACGATATGATGAGTCAATTTCTTGTGGAATTGCACAAGACTTTTCCAGATGAAAAAGGCATTAAGAAAATGCTCACCTCCTTCGACATGTTGAAGTCCACCAATCCCCGTCTCGTCGTAAACGGTTTTATGGATGGTGTCACCCCTTACGCGGGAAAAATTTCTGCTAAGGATGAGTCCTTTTTACTCGAAGAGGTTGAGAACATAGAGTTTCTCGGGGAACTTGATATTAAGAAGTATTGGGGTAACATGTCCACAAATACAAAGGCTGCTACCTGGCAGTATCTCCAAACACTGTACATGCTCGGTACGACTATCACTTCCCTCCCAGATGACACTCTTTCGCAAATTGAAAAAATCGCAAAGGGTGTCGCAAATCAAATGCAGGATGGAGACGGTGAAATCGACCAAGACGCTCTCATGAAAATGATGGGTAGTATGATTGGTGGTCTTCCCAAAAAATAAACCTAACATATACTAAATGAAGACCTGGTTCGACGATCCTCAGCAGCTCGTGAGGGCTGACCAGGTTAATCAATTCTGGCCAACAAATGAACAAACTCCAGAAGACCGGGTTAATGCCGCTTCCCGATTCATAATTTATGTATGCACCATACTATATCTCATTCGCCGTGACCCCAGGGTCTTTGTTTTGGGTGCGACTGTCATCGCTGTTATTTACGTTCTTTATAAGTCTAGGATGGTTAAGGAGACGTACGGTGGTTCGGTTGAAGGTGTGAGCTGTCAAATGCCAACATCCGACAATCCCATGGGAAATGTCATGATCACCGATTTTAGTGACGCACCTAATAGATTAGAGGCGTGTTATTACCCCACCGTTAAACCGTTTGTGAACAGTTACACCAGTGACCGCATTCCATATGATGCCGGTCGTTCTCGTTCGCCTATGCCTAAGTATCTTCGTAACGCCATGGAACGTCAATTTGTTTCAAACCCTGTGACCAAAATCCCAGGGGACCAGACGGCTTTTGCGGAATCTCTTTATGGGCGAAAAAATGCTCCCATGTGTAAAAGTGACACTCGCTTCTGTAATCCCAACGCTCGAGGTGTTCAACTCGAGGCATTTTCGGGTCTCGGCAGTCACGGTGATAAGCGTTCTGGTATGTTTGCTAGATAAATATTCTTATGTAATAATAAATGGCATATCAACTTCAACCTGGACTTTCCATTGTTCAAAATACGGGTGCCGTTCCTCCGGTAAAAGCAAACGACGAAATTTTTGTCTACCCCCAGCCCAGTGCTTTAAACTGTGGTGATTGCCGCCCCAACACTATGTTGTACGGTACCGCCCCTTATATGGCGGGTAAGGGTTCACCAGCGCAGTATATCGAAACGAGTGATCAACTTCGCCCTCAATCTACTTCACGATTTAACAAGCATATAATTCAGACGTACGAGCGTAACCTTTTTCCCCTCTCTAACATGGAGTGTAAGGTTCCCCTTCGTACTCAGAAATATGACCCATCTAGTACCCGCGCCGAACTCCAGAATGGACTGTTTGAGCGAAGGTATCTTAATAAAAATGTTAATAAGAAGTAAGAATGGCTGATCCTATATCGCTCATGGCTGTTGCTGGTCTTGTTTTTGCCGGTAGGAATTTGAGTACCAAGTCTGCACCACCCAAGGTCGACAACGTACCACCAACAATGAAAAATCCTGAAATAGTAGAATCTAATAACTTTGACGCCTCCCCCGAAGTTCCACACAAAATGGAAATGGAAAATTTTGGTGATATCAGCCCCCAACAACGTAGTGGTGGTCAAGAAATTCTGAACATGCGCAATCGAATGTATGATCATGGTCGTATGAATAATTTGTCACCTATCGAGAAACAGCTCGTCGGTCCGGGTTTGGGGGTCGGTGCTCACGTACCCGCCGTTGGTGGTTTTCAACAGACCTTTCGTGTGAATCCGGTGAATGTTGGTGAATATCGGTTAACCACACTTCCAGGACGTACAGGTCCAGCAGCGGATGTTACAGGTGGTCGCTCTGCGAAGGTTGGTGAGCTTACACACAATAAACCAGAGACCACATCTTTCCTCCCATCAAGGAGACCCACCATGGCTGGTCGGGCGCAGGGGATGTCGGGTGTTGTTCCTCGCAATGAACACGAAAAGACTAAGCGCACCACTAACCGTTCAGAGACTGGTCACCGTGCGGATGGTT